GATGAATCGTGCGCCGAGAGAAAGAATGTTTGAATCATTGTGACTGCGTGTGAGAAAAATCTCGTCGGGAACTTCGGACCCGTCTTTCGGTTCATACTGTCCATTAAAAACAACCGCGCGAATATGAGGGAATTTGTTGGCGACAATCGCCTCGCCCTGTCCGGACCCGCCGAGCACAATACCGCGAACATCGGAATTATTCACTGCCGAAACTTCCCGCGCCGCTTCCGCGATAAAATCGGGATAATCATCATTATCATCAAGGGCAAACGCCCCCTTATCAATCACCTCATGCCCGAGCTCGCGCAAAAAAGGCACAAGCTTTTCCTTGAGCGGAAATCCGGCGTGGTCTGTGGCAATAAAGATTTTCATGATGATAACTAATGACTAATAACTGATAACAATAACGAAGGAACTACGATGCAACTATTTTGTTTTTAAGGTTTTCTTGAAACATCCCAGTTGATAGGCAACATTTTTCAACTTAATGAATACCTCCTGAAATTGTTTTTCTGATATTTGTTTTCCATTTCTTAAGATATCTATGGCTGCTATCGTTTCGTATAGCGACCCCATGGCGATACTCATAAAACGATTTAACTCCGCATCTCCGTGTTTTCCGCTTCCTTCCGCAATGTTTAAGCTGATAGATAATGCACTTCTTATCATTTGACTCCCAATCTCAAAACGGTATTCTTTCGGCAAGGCATGCGCGATTTTCAGTATGTCCTCGTATACGGTCCGACTGTCTTTATACACCGTCCAATCAAGAAATCGAAAATTATTTTTGTATTTGACCGTGTCTGGCATAATCATTTGATATTAGCAATAAAACATCTTCATCATTGTCGTGTGTTATCAGTGATTAGTTATGTGTTATAAAACTCGCCATCTTCGCCACATGCTCCACGAGCGCCGACGTATACCCCATTTCGTTATCATACCATGTAAAGTTTTTAGAGACTCCGCCCTCGCGCTTCTTGAATATCCGTAAAATGGTTTTCATAACCAATTTTATCATACCGATGCTCAAGAAGCGAGAGGAAGTCTATTTGATTTTCAACGAACTATATTGATTATACATTACGCTTGCCAACTTGTGCAAGTTTGCCTGTGGATAACTTGCCAACGTCATAGGAATCCCATCTATAAACGGTTTTTACATCGCTGTCTAAGAGCTTTGCAATCTGCCTGTATGACAGTCTTTTTTCTCTCAAGCTCTTTACTTCTTTAATTTTTGCTATATTAGGTGTTGGTAGTGGCATATCAATACTATACTCTTAACTTGCCAACAATGCAAGTCTCGGAGTGTGAATAACTAAAATTTTGTAAACTTCCCTCCTCCTTTTGTTCTTATTTCTGTTTTTCGTCCGATGTGTCCGATAAACGGACTTCTCTGTATTCCTCCCTTTTGTATAAACGAAAGAAAAGCGTTGAGTGCCTGTTCCCCTGTAAGATGTTTGAGATCAACCTTTTTCCCGTTGCGGAATTGATCATACCTCTCGCGCAATTCTTCTCCCCACATCATCGTATAGATCATTGAACTATCCAAACTAGAATGACCTAAAATATTTGAAACGTCTGCATTGCTTCCTCCTTGTTTTATGATTTCTCTCCCACCGTAATGCCGGGCGGAATGCGCGTTAAACACAGTCGGTAAATCTGCACGATTAGATATTGTCCGAAGAACCTCGCATACGCCGCGGTTCGTCATTCGTTTTCCGCGAGAGTCATAAGCGCCGCATTTCCGAATGGATACGAAGACGGCATCACTGTCTTCATAGATATGATCCTTTTGCAATTCATGTTTTTTATTCAGCCATTTTTTAAGATTTCGGCCAGTCTCTTTTGTCCAGAAAATTTCCCGGATGGGTCTTCTCCCTCTTGATTTCTCGGTCTTTATGATAGCCGTCCCGGACAAGTCTTTTTGGAAAACCAAGTGATCTTCGTTGAGTGAAATTATTTCCCCGCTCCGTGCCCACGTATCCCATATCAGAGTGATGAGCGCACGATTGCGAATGTTGTTCGGATCTCTGTCTCTCGGAATTGCCTTGAGCAGTTTTTTATAATCTTTCTCGTTGGCGACACGCGGCAGATTAAACTCTTTACGAGGTAATGGGATAAGATATTCATTGAGACATTTGTATCCTCGCAAATTGTAAAACTCAAAAAATTTTCGTAGGGCGAGTGCCACGATAGTAATTCCGTTTCTTTTCCATCCGAGTTTTTCCATACCTTGCATATACTGGAGAACATGCTGAATTTGAATTCGCTCAATATCCGGGTCTCCCATGCACAAACAAAAAATTCGGAGCACGTTATCATAACGCACAACGGTTTGACCTGATACCTTGAACCCTCGCCAGTTTTTAAATTCTTCAATTGCTTGACTTGTTTTCATATGCACAGAGGCCCCACCCGTACGACCGAGTGAGGCATGTGCTGTTCCTTTGCCTCCACGATCCGGCGAACCGGCAGGAGTAAAGGGCATAGAAAGTCTCTGATCAGAGACCCTATACGTGCCATTTCTGGCACATATACAGTTTACACCAAAAGAATATGTGGTGTAAATGCTTCACTGGTCGTACAAGTCCTCGCGGACTTCAGTGAGTAAATATTAAATTATGTTTTGCACATTATACCACCTTTGCAAAAAAGTCAAATGTATGGTTTAAGCACCATAAAGCTCATTGAGTTTGGCAATCGTCTTTTCTCCGACCCTTTTTCCTTTCAAAGCGTCAAGTTCCGAGACAGAAGCGACGGCATATTTCCTCTGAAAAGCGTCTACCGCCTTGCAAGTCATGTTGCCGTAATAGCCGGTACTCTTTTCGAAATTTGAAGGAAAGAACCCCTCGTAGCGCAGAATGTCCTGCAATGCCATTACGTCGCCCTCCTGCGCCTCGTGGAGCGTTTTATTGTTGATGTTGCCCCAAATATCAAGCGGAATGAATACGAGCGGTTTTGTGAAGCGATAGCTCGGTTTATTGGCGTCATTCACTGCGGTCGATCCGTATTTGAGAGAGATCGGATACGACGCCCAAAAATTGCGCGCTTTGTAAAATTCTTCGGTAATGAAACGCCGAGAAAGTCCTCCGAAATGCGCGCTGTCATCGATCCATAGACCTTTCTTTCCTTGATAGATCGCCGGTTCTACCGATGCTACAGAGTGTCGGCTTGCGGCAGTTCCGTACAGATCAAGTGTCGGATCAAGAATTACCGGAACCTCGCGGCTCCATTCAGCACCCGTAAAATAAAACCACGTCATTGCGCCCTTTCTCGTTGTCTGAATGGTTGAGGCGACCGTCTCAAGATCGCCTGCCGTAAAAGTGAGTTCATTTTCAATAGTGAAAATCTTTGCGACTTCATCCATATACGGCTCAATCTTAACAGCGTTTGCGTCCGTTTCACCCATTCCATCGGAAGGCATCAAAGGCGCGAGTGTCATTCCGATTTTACGGTCAAGATTGATCGCATCCATTGCCGCCATCCCGCCGTCCGGATAGTTCGAGCGCTTCCGATAGAGATGCAATGCGGAAAAATCAACGTCCAGTCCTTTGTTCACCTTGAACGTGATCCGGCGAAGTTTCCGTCGGGTCTGCGCAACGCACGAAAGTTGGTTGCTTTGGTTTTGCACTCCAAATTGCCGTACATCTTCCGGGCGCATTTCCTTCCAGTTGACGGGAGAGGCAGAAGCAAACGCCTCCCGCACGCTCCAGTCTTTTTGTTTTTCCGCCTCGCTGCGCGGATCAAGAATGGCACCTTGATAGATTTGGTCTTCCATATTTATCCGCGAATTTTAGAATTAAAAAAGAGGGCGTACACGGTTGATGCCGCCGCAAGAACACCGAGAATAGACTGCCAAATCTCCGTATTTGAGAGCAACCAATAAAAACCTCCGACAACGAAAGAAAGAACGATGGAAAGCGCCCGCGTCTTTTTCGCGTCCATTCCATATTTTTCTTGCATCCATTCTATTACAAGAGAGAGTGCCGCGCCGACGATGGCGATACCGAGAAAATCATTTATATTCATACAATTTTTTTTAATTTATTAGTAATGCCCCTTAATATCCTCAGTATAGACTTTTTGTTTTTTTACCGATGTGGTTAAAAGAAAAACCGCACTTGGCGGTTTTCCTTTTATTGTTCATACTCCCTCTGCCCTTGTTCTTCGGGGTACAGGTTCGGATAAAGCCAGTGATTTGGTAAAAATATACTCAAAAAAATTGCAACCCAAAAAAATACAATAAGAAGAAATTTCAATAATTCTCCGAAACCAATGAGATATTCTTTGATTTTTTCCTTATTCATTTCTCAGTTTGTTAAAAACGTCTTGTGATACAATCTTACCCCTTAAAAGCTCGTTTCGCAAACTCGAAAATTCTTTTGCGTCCATTTCCAAACGAATAGTTTTAAGGATTTCAAGTTTGGCAGCGTTTGAGCTGGCGTCAATAAGAGAGATCGTGTTTGCATCGGCGGATCCGCGTCTGAGAGAAATGCGGAATTTTTTAACGAGACGGCGGGCATCCTCGGCATCCGTTTTGTTTTTTGGCATTCCATTGTAACGCTCTTTCACCATAGAATTTTCAAGTGAAGAAGTGTTGAAGCGTATTTTTTTATCCTGCGCCTCCTTCACATATTTGCTAATGAGTTCGCGTTCAAGCAATGTTTCTCGCGCTTTTTTCTGCTCCGCTTTTTTCTCAACGGCATTAAGCTTTTCGACTTGTCCGTAGTCTGAAACGCGCACAAACCGACCGGCAATGTTGCCAAAAACGGGGAGGTTAAACACGCGCTCCGCAACACCCTGCTCTTTGGGTATGGTTGGTTCATGATAGAACTTATAAAAGATACCCCCGCCCAATTGTTGAAATTGCCAGCCGAGATAAGATTGGGCAGCAGGCAATCCGCCCGCCTTAAAAGTCGTATCTGATATGACGTTTTTACCACGGAAATAATCGTAAGGGTTTTGCCCGGACAAAAACTGAGAGGCGGCCGAGAAACTCTCAATGGCAGGAGAAATGCTCGGAATTTGTCCTCCTGTGTAGCTCGCAATGTCCATTACGTCCTGCGCGACGTTCCTATCCCCAGACGAAAGAGTCAGAAGTTTCCAAAAGATACCTCCCAAAAAACGGGAAGTTTCATCAACGGGTACGCGCGTATAGATCGGCTTTCCGTTGGTATCTTTTCCGAGTGGAACGATTGTGTAATTCGTCTTATCGTATTCGCTTGCTCCTTCCATAAGCTCCTTGTATTCATCGCCGAAAAATCCTAGAAGAACAGCCATCATGAGTATTTTTGGCAAGAACACAACGCGAGTAGTTTTCCACCAAAATCCCGAACGAGTTACTGGATCGCTTGCAACTTCGACATCAGAACGAATGCCCTGAATGATCGCGTTTGAAAACAAGAATACTTCATTAGTGATAGGTTTGTAGGTTCCTCCCGCGAGGAAATCCGGCGATCCGATCTTGCGCCGGATGAAACTTTTTTGGTCTTTAGACAGCCACCCATTTTCATTTTTTGACGTATATTCAAACACCCCGGCAGCTTTCGGCAACGTTTCGATGAGATTGCCGAGCTTTTCAATTGTTCCGAGAATTGAACCTGTTGCTTTTAATACTCCTGTTTTCTCAAGAGCAGTGTGTGCTCCTGTGATGACAGGCCGGACAAATTTTGGTCGTATTTTTTCTACACTTCTTTCAACCAAAGGTTTCGGCTGAAAATCCTTTATTCCCGTATCCGCCAATATTTTCTCCACCTGTTTGTCAAAGTCTGTTTCCCCATTAATGAGATCGTTAAAGGTTACAGAGAGTACCTTTTCTTCTTCAAGTCGGTTTAACAGATTGGCCGCTTCAAGGTCTTTTCCTGTCGGATTTTCCGGCAAGCCAAAAGCTCTGATTTTTGCAATACGGCCGGCTTGTCCGTATCTTTTCATCGCGCGCAAAAATGTCATGTCCGGCACATTTTTGTAGAAGCGCACGAAGTCGCGAATCAGGTTGAAACTTTGAAATCCTAGATTAAATGATATGAACACCGGGCGAAACCACACCTTGTTCATAAAACGAATCACCGGAACGATCGGAGCGTTATGTCCGATGCTTTCATTGTTGATACTGTCGGCAATATACGGATCAACGTAATATCCTTTGATCGTGCCCTTCTCAAAATACGTAATGAGTTTTTTGTTCGGATCACGCGAGGGGACGGGGAAACGTCCTTTTTTGCTTCCGGTGTATTTGGCTTCTTCGATCTCTCCCCTAAATTCTTTGAGCAAAAAATCTACTGTTGCTTTCGATGTCTTATTTCTTTCGGCCGCTCTGATCGTCGAGATCACTTTGAGCATCGTTGCATCGGCCGGATTGGCAATATCTTTCAGCGTTCCGAGAGATTTGTAAACGCGTGAGGTCATACCGTCCTCAAGATGATCGAGAACTTGAAAAGAAACGTATGCCGGATTTTCCATCATGTTCTTATATAGCTCGGGTTTGTATAACCCCGCTTCAAACGCTTCCTCATTTATCTTTTGAACGGCTTTGTGGAATTTCTCGATCTGTGCGGCGAAAATTTCCCGCTGTTTTGCGTCGTATATTTCCGTTACTTTTTCAGCGAGTTCTTTGGCGGCTTCCGGTGTAATCCCCCTCGGATTTGCTACATCAGATCTGTCCCCGGCGGCAATGCGCATATAAAACAGCATTTCACCGAAGTCTTCCCATGCAATGCCGTTTTTGTTTACCGTGTCATATATTTTTCCGAACTCTCGATCAAATACTGCTTTGATCTTGCCTCCGATATAATTTCTCTCTTCCAAAAAATACGTCGGGTCTTCGTCGGGATTGATTGTTTTCCCCGCTCGTTTTGCCGCTTTCACGCGATCAATTATCTGGAAATTCTTGTCGATCATCGTGTGCTTGAAGTGCTCCCAATAATTTTTTCGGCGTTCTTCTTTTTCCGCCGCGCGACGATTATGCAGATCAATAGCTTTGTAGTCCCCTTCTTTAAACATCGTGCGCACCCCTTCTCTGCGGCGTTTCGTGATAAGTTCCCGGTCGCCGGAAAGCAGCGCCTGAATTTCAAAGTAGACGTTACGCACGCTCGGTTTCGCGTCAAGCGCTGCAAAATATCTTTCGTAAAAGGTTGGCGCCATGTCGCGCAAGCGGTTCGGTGCATTAAACAGCATTGATATGGCTTCCGCATAAAGCTCAACGGAACTTTCACGATAGGTGCGGTATGATGCTTTTACTTTCGCCGGATCGTAAGGACTCCAATAGCGGGTAACCGCAAGCAGTTCTTTTCTGATCGTTTCGTCCTTGATAAAACCTCCTTTTTCAAGGGCAACTTTAACCGCTTCTTTATTTCGTTCTTTAATGAGCGCTTTCGCTTTCTCATCGGCAAGCATTTCTTTTTTGGTTAAAAATCCAAGTTCGTCCATCACTTCCTCCTCCACTTCTTGCCGAACTTTTGCCCGATCTTTTGCAGTAAAACTTTTTTCAGTATCGGGATTAAACGTCTCCGACATGAACGACCGCAACGTGAACAAACGCCCGAGAAGATTTCCGCGCTTCATGGTTTTCTCGGGAAGAAAATCAGTGAGATGTCCGACTTCATGCGCGAGCACTTTGGTTACCATCGGGAGTTTATCCTCCTCAAAGAGCGATGCGAGTATCGTGATTTTCGGTTCCAACGGATTCGGCTTAAAGAAACCAAGCGCCTTCCCCGTTCGTTTTGAAACCTCCGGCACCCTTCCCATTATCTCCCGGGCAATATCCACCAGTTCGGGAAGTTCTATCGGATTGATCTGGTCGATATTTCCCATAACTTTCGGCAGCGGAGCACCTTCTTTTTCCGGTGCCGGACCCCAGATTTCGCCTTCTGGCGTGCGCGGATGCACTTGTCCGAACTTTCTGCCACCGTTTGATTTTTCAGGCATTTTTGACGGTAATTTGCTTTCTTTTGTGGCTTGTGGTATACTGCTTTTATCAATTTCCGATGCCGTAAGTCTCCCCGGTCGGCGGCCACTCGATGGCGTTGCGGGAACGGGAGCCCCGCCGGAAATATCAGAAACGGTAAAGTAGACTTTGCCGTTTTTGTTTGCCTCAGAAAGCTTTGCACGGATGATGATATTTTCTCCTTCGGGAGATTTTCCGAGAATATCGTAATACACGATACCTTTTTCTTTATCAGTTACGTCATCAATAGCGGCGAGTATTCCTTTATCTTCTATAATTTCAAGACCCGGTCCAAGTAATTTTGCGCGGCGAAGTTTGTCCGATTCTTTCCGTCTTTCTCCAAAGAAATGTTCAATAGTCAATTCGTTCACATAAAAATCGGAGTCCAAAACCTTGCTGTAAAGTTTTTCTCCGATCTTTGATCTCAAAAATGCTTCCGCTTCTTCGACTGTTGAAAAATCGTATTTCCCGGTGATCGGCTCAAGGTCTTTTTTGTTTTTTGCAAAAATTTCTTTTGCCTGCGCGTCGGTCATTTTTCCGGCGATCAGATCCGAGTTTGCCGAACGATATTCAAGTGCTTTAGAACCGCTTTTTTCTTTTTTCGCCGTCTCATTTTTTCTTAATTTATTATCCGTAATAAGTTTCTTGTACTTTTCTACCCCGACATCATCTATTGTAAAACCGGCTTTTGCGATAACACCTTCCCGGCTTCTGCTTTCGGCAACGACTCTTCCCGTTGTCGCCTCGCTGATAACCCATCCCCCGTCTCCTTCGTGTAAAAATGTTTCTATGCCGTCAACAATTTTTACCGGTTCGCCCTCTACCATTTTGATAACTCCGCCTTCGTGAATTGTAGGATATTTTTTTGTTCCCTTTTTCTTTGTCTCGAGACCGCTTTGAGCTTTTGCTTCTTTCGCGATCGGCGCCCTCGGATTTTGGGTGTAGTCAACGATTTTCTCATACTGCGCTTTTTCCTGCGGATCCGTAGTCTCCTGAGATTGCGCCCACGCAATGATTGCACGCTTTGCATTTTTTGTGGCGGATTCCTTGGAGTCAAAAAGCTGAGTAAAGTCATAAGCGGAAGAAAAACCGTTCGTTTCCGTATTCGCGGAGAATTTCACCGCGACCTTTCCATCCGGAAAAGTTGACGTGGTGATCTCGATAAGCGGCGCATTCGTTTTCTCGCTCGGAACATAAACCGTCTTATCGTTGAATGCCGTAGTATAGTCGTTCAATGTATCGCGTAGGTTTGCTACGATGCCGGCAGTCTGATCGTCGTTTACATCTGCCGTTCGTTCAAGTGCGGTGAGTTCATTCCGCGCCTTGGTGATGTCGGTCGTGACTTCGGCCGATATGGGGATTGTGCTCGGCTCTTTAAGTATCCCATCATTGCTATCATCTTTTTCCGGCGGAGTGGCGGTTTTCTTTTTCGGCTGAATGGAGGGGTTTAAAAGTGCGTCAATGGCGCTTGTCGCTCCTCCGATAATACCTCCCGACACGGCACCCACTCCGAATTCCATGAGCATTTCGCCTGATGTAATATATTTTTTAGCGCTATCAAGCACCGTTTGTTTTTGCTTTTCTGTACCGGCATTTCCATAATCGTTCGCGTACTTCAACAGTGATTGAGTTACTTCGGTTGATCCCTCTACCCCCATACCTTTGAGCGTCGTAGAGATCGCACCCTTCCCTTTTCCGAGCACGCCAATGAGAAGTTTCCCGAGCATTTCGTCGCCGATCGTATCAATGGCAATATTTCCGAGACTGTCCACTTTTCCTCGTTCTTGCAGCTGTTCATCGGCAGATAGGGCGGAATAATACGCACCCGATACGGCAAATCCCGCATTGGGCGATCTCGTCGCAGCGGAAGTGCCAAGCGCAAGCAAAACACCAATAGCGCTTTGCGGAGCGCTGTCTTGCAATTCATACAGAAATTTTTTCCATGTCGGGTTCGCTGGATCGTTTCTCTCAGAAAGCCATGCGCTGTATGCTTGATCGTACGTCTTGTCGCCGATCGCTTGAAACGCTGCCATGGTTTTGAGCGGTAGGTTAGAAGTCGCGCCGGAAACTCCTTTTATGACCGCCTTTCCTCCCGAAGAATTGAGAATTTTCACAAGAGGCGCCTCCGCCTGCGATTCCGAAAGTATCATCGCTTTTTCCTCGGGGGTTTTTGCCGCCTTATATTTCAGAAGACGGTCAGTGGTAAGTGTACTTTTCCCTGTCAGCGGATCCGTTTTTTTAATGATATTTCCTCGCGTAAGTTCATTGAGTCCAAACGAGCGGACGGCAATTTTTTGCTGTGAAGCATTGAAAGCATCAAGTCCGAATTTGATAACGTTTGCACCGGCGTCAACCGCGAGAGCAAAAAACCCTTTCTTTGGTTCCGCAACCGGTTTTATTCCAACGGTCGACTGGACTTGCGACGTTCGCGTTTTTTGTTTCGTTTGCGATAGAAGTTCGTCGATAGCACCACCGCTACCCCGCGGCGTTGCTTGCTCTGTTCGTGAGGACTTGATACTCACCCCCTCTTTTTTTGTGCTCGTGAGAAGTTCGTCTATTGCTCCCATGATAATGCTTTGTTAAAAATAAAAATTAGTATGAAATGCCTGCCTTTTCATAGCTCTCCGGATTGAGATAATCTTTCGCAAAAATATCGTCAAATTCGGAAGGTGTCGCGCCTTTTACGTCGGCAATCCATGCTTTGCGAGCCGCCATATACGCCTCCGGTGAAGTGAACCCGTCTCCTCCGATACCGGATTGTTTGAAATACTGTAATGTTTTTGACCGTTGGTCGCGTTCCAAATCAGCCTCGGTTGGTTTAGCGGCGTCGCCTTCCGTGGTCGCGCCAAGACGCACCTGCGATGTCTTAAGCGAACCATCTTTGTTTTGATATATGATGTCCGCATATTTTGTTCCGCCGGTCGTCCTCGTCGTCGTGGAGAGAATTTTTCCATCAGGGTTTTGAACCTTGATGGTATCGTAAAACCCGAGAGGCAACCCAGCTTGAAGTTCCATTTTCCCGATTTTTGATTTCAGTGAATCATCCAAAAGAGACGGGTCGGCGTCTCCGTCTTTGAATGCATTGTAGATGATCTGCAAGTTTGATCGCGCGACATCCTCATCATGTTCTTTCTCCGATGTTGCGGTATCCTGAACGCCCTTGATGGTGTTAAAAAGTTGAATATTTTGACTGAACTCCGTATCGTAATTTGCTTTTGCAACATCATAATCCAATTTCTTAAAATTCATTACGTTCTCTATCGCCGTATTCGCTGTTTGAAGCTGAGAAACAGCCCTCGCCTTCTGCCGCTGAATAACGTCAAGACGTTCATTGAAAGCGCGTTCTTCCTCGCTCACACGCCCGGATATGACATTCATGGCAACCGGCTTGTCCATTTCCGTCGCCGTTTGCTGTCTTCTTGTCGCCTGCAAGTCCGCTTCCTGCGCGTCAAGGTCGTTGATGGTTGTTTCCAACCCGTCAACGCCGTATTGCGACCGGAGCGTTTTGAAAGAGTCCTCAAAACTCGGAGAAGTCGGCGCGACTGTAGGAACCAAACTTGTTTTCCCGGTCATTCCCTTGAAAGCATCAGCGAGTTCCTGCGCGGAATTTCGGACCGGCGGCTCGTCCATCTTTGTCGCGTCGGCGATGTCTTCATCCTGTTTCGCGTTGATAAAAGAAGATGCATCGTTCATGTTCCCCACCTTGGCGGGACTTGCCGGAATATCCGGCGCCTTGTTGATATTGAGAACCTCACCCGGTTGAATGAGATCCGGACTTCCCGACTTGAACCCCGAGATATTGGCTTCTTTGTAATTTTTGAAGCCGTACTTTTGGGCGATAGTATTGGCGGTATCGCCTTTTTGCACTGTGTATGTTTGTGGCATAGTATTTTTATTTTTTATCGTTAAATTGAAATTCTATAATTCCTCCCGACCACTTGAGGAATCGCACCGACACTTTCCCGAAGAAAGGAACCTTTTTCTTTCCCGGAAAAGTGAATAGAATCTGGCGATCCAAATTGTACTTTTCTATAAGAGAATTTTCTTCCTTAACGAATGCCTCCGCGCGCTCTTGTATTGTTTTTTCTTTTTTCATACGATGTTATTTTTAATGATTAAAATCCGTGGATAATAAGAGCAATGCCCATGCAAGTTACACACACGAGCATTGAAAGGGCGCAAAAAGTGTGCCACAAAATTCTTTTGTAACGTTGTTCTTGCGTGGGCGTAAGTGTTTTTGCTTCGTACATAAAATGTTTGACAAAGCTAAGTGCTTTTGCTAATATTAAAGCAACATTGATATTGATTTTTGAGGACTCCCTTCCCGGGGAGTTTTCTTTTTGTGGAGGACTCATTTGACTTTTTAATTATCTGTTGGTAAGATATTTACATATTAATAACTTTATGTTATAACCATTCTATTATGAAAAACAAAATCGCCATTTATACCGCCGCGGTAATACTCGGAGTCCCTACTCTGGTTGCGGGCGGATCGTTTACCACTTCTCTCATCGCCGGAAAAACTCCCGGAGAAGCCGTGCAAATAGTCGCCGAGCAGGTGGATTCTTTGACGGGAAGAGTCGATAATCTTGAGAACAGAGTGAATGAATTGGATGCTAAGGCGGCGGGGGCAAATATTCCAAATCCTATTGAGACCGTAACGGGAATAAAAATTGATAGCAAAACATCTGAAGAATGGGATGCGTATCTTTCCACTCTTTCCAAAGAAAAAGCGTGTCAAATCGTTGAGCTCTCCACTCCTGACATTAAACAAAGAGATGAAAGACGAAACGCAGCAATAAAACAGCTTGAAGAAAATAACGGCAAATGGCCTGAAATTACCAAGTGGGATAGTGCTGAAAAACGATGTTGGGAGTAAGGTAGACATTTTTCCTATTTGTTTTTAAGCTTTTTAATTTCTTCAGAAAGTTCCTGAACAGCTCGAACAAGAACAGGAATAATTTCAATCGTAGACATGCACTTTTTTCCCTCATCGTCGGAAACAATCTCAGGCATTATTTTTTCAACATCTTGAGCTATAAAGCCGATGTGTTTATTTTTGTCATTTTCAAGATATTCAAAATTAACTGGAGAAAGAGCTTCAATTTCTTTAAGCCCATACAGAGTTGGAGAAATATTCTTTTTTACGTTTCTATCGGAATCATTGGTTAATGTTGTATAGCGTACGGTACTTCCATAAAAATAAAATCTTCCGTCAGATGTTCCGATCTGTGGACTTGTTCCCGATGCTTTTAACCAATTGAGTGAAACATAACCGTTCGTTCCAGTAGTCAATGCGATACTTCCTCCACTTGAAACCGAGCCGATCACAATCTGCCCGCTTCCTCCCCAAATATACTGAGCAGTCGAATTCGTCGCATCAAAATAAACATTATTCGTAAACCGTGCATCCTCTGTCGTGCTGTTTGGCACACCGACATTAAATGAACCGCGGCAAGAAATTCCTTCCTGAAATACGGTTTGCGCCCCGTCCAAAATGACGACATTTTCATTTCCATTCGTGTAAAAATAGTGCTTCCCACCTATCGCGTTGTACCCCATGTATCCGCTTGAGTCCGACCATATTTTCCCGCGGAGAGTTCCGCCGGTACTTTCCCACCGCAGCAATGAAGTGGTCGCCCCCGCGCTTCCTGAACTGCTTTCGACGATAATGATATTTGACGGTTGGTTAGCTCCTCCGATCGTAATCGTCCCCGAAGTGATCTTCGCCGCCGTAAGGTTCCCGATATACGCCGCATCAATAGAATTTCCAGTATAGCTAGACCCTGACCCAATGGAAGCGTTCGTAAGCGTCAAACTCGAAGCGGTAACCGCCCCAGCCATAGAAACCCGAAACGGAGCGGAGGCGTAGGTCGCATTTCCGAGATAAATTCCATTGCTGTCCGCCTTAAAAATATTGTTTCCGGAACCGATGGAAATAGTCCCGCCCGTTATTGTCGGCGAAGAAATCGCGATGGATGCGGCGACATATTGCGCCGTAACATTGAGCGCGTTGACGTATCCGGTCGTAACCGTATTTCCGATGATAGTCGTTACCCCCGCAGAATCTTGCGCGGTCCCGAGCCCGACATTTGTTCCGACGATAAGAGATCCGGTAACCATCCGATCTGCCGCGATGGAATTTGCCGTGATCTTCCCGCCACTGATCGTAACCGAACCGCTGTTCACATCTCCCGCCGCTCCTCCCGTCGGAATGTATCCGCTCAAAACGATACTTGATGCCACCATATTTCCGTTCCAATCCACCTTCCACGGCGCATCGGCATACTTCTCCGCACCCGCCCACATACCATCGCGGTCAATGCGAAACACCGAACTGCCGTACCCGACCTGCAATTGTTTTACGTTCGTAAAATATTGCCCGCCGTTCCGCGAAGTGCCATCCCCGTTTTGAAAAGGAATGTACGGAATGTTCGTATAGGGTTGTATTATTTTTTCCGCCATATTTTTTAATTGATGGGAATAATTGCCATTTCAACCTCCGGCGCATTATTCGCGTTCGGGTTAAGAACTATTTTCACTTTCGCGACTGCTGCATTTCCGAGATGAGCATCGGTTGAAACGATCAGATGTTCCGTATCAACAGTGCTTGTCGCTTCCGCATCAAATGCGGCATGGTTGACCGACGTAAAAATATCTATGGAAGTGTTCGCGGGCAATGAGCGATACGGGACGTGAACAAAGCCGTAATTGTCCCCGTTCACCCGATCAACCATCATGTTGCGGGAAATAAAATAGGCGGTCGCTTTGATTGTCAGATTGAGAATATCAACGCCATACGTCGCGCCGTCTTTCCACGAAACAAGGAACTGATCCGACGACACCGGGCAGATAGTGCCAATCTCTATCCCCGTCAGTTTGTTTGCTGATATTTTATACTCAAGATTAAGCACAAACGGATAGTTTCTGTTTGTCCGGGCAAGCGAATAGATGCCGAGATTTACGCCCGTTCCGGTAACCTGAGAAAGACCAAAAAGAGGCATTCCTCCGAAGTTGTAAGCGCAGTTCGTTTTAATGACGGCTTTGTTCGTTGAGTTCCATGTCCCTTTTATTTTTTTATAAATATCCAATTGCGCCCCGTCGTAAATATAGAGATTTCCTTTTTGCCCGGCGTTCACAATAATTTGATTGTCCGCGTCAAGGAACGCATTGATCCCTGCTTCGGGGATAGGATCGCTCACCGAATAAGAAACGCTCCACGTATTCCATCGGATGATTTCTGTACGAAGAACGTTTGCCGCAACATACGTTCCGATAAGAAGATCGGTATCAAGGTTCCACAATGACGAAATGCGCAACGGGTTTTTGATGTCAAGTGCGTTTGCGGAAAAGGTTACACCGTCAACCTGCGCGATATAGTTTTTGTCTCCAATGTACAGCACCATACTCACTTCTTTCATGGGATGAAAATCCGCGTCCGTGTTTGTAAAAGTTGCCCAACTGTCATTTCTTCCGTCCCAAGAACCGCCTGCGGAAGGCACGGCAATTCTTCCAAGACGGGATTGCATGGAATAATATAGATATCCCTGATATTCGGCGGCGGACAGAATCTTTGCCGCTCCGGCCGCAGGTGCCGCAGTCGCGCGTTTCGTCCAAGTTCCGTCCGCCTCGCGTTCATAGATGCCCCCTGCGTCGCCAAAATGATAGGTAGAGCCGTTGGAACACGACACAGGGGCAAGAATAAGTTCGGTAACGGTCGCCCCGCTGTCTTTCGTGAGGGCTTGGTTGGCTTTGATGATACCCGGCTCACTATGGATATCGCAATTTACCATTTCTGCGACGGAACCTTCCGCGCCCATGTAATCGCTATCCGACAATCCACCGAGATTTAGATTTTTGATTTCTATTTGAGCCATAAATTTATTTTTCTCGGTTTATTACGCCGTATTTGATAATTTCGTCAAGTTTCATGTTCGCCTCTCTTTGTCCCTTGGCGATCTCGGAGAGTAGATCTGTAGTCTGATGGTTGAAATGGTTAACCAGTTTTTGGGCCCATATCGGTGTTTTTTCTTCCGGTTCTTCCGTCGTCTTTACTCCAAAGATTTTTTTAAGATATTGAACCGCCACATCTCGCACAAAAAGTAGAGCGATCAAAACCATAATTATTGTTAACAAGGTGTTTTCGTTTCCCATATATTTACATGCTATTTCTAGATGTTTTTGTCCAAGTTCCCGAACTGTTGCGCGCCGTCCGGGTAAAACTTCCGGTACTGTTTCGATTGACAGGGTGCCATGGGGGAGAGGGCGATGGTGACATTGAGCTTGAAGGCGACAAAGAGGGAGATATGGAACTTGACGGAGAAAGTGAAGCCGATGGGGATAAACTGGGACTTTGCGAGCTAGAAGGGCTGAGAGAAGGAGATTCGGAAGATGAAGGAGAAAGACTTGCCGATGGAGAGAGCGATGGAGAAATGGATGAACTCGGCGAAAGCGAAGCGGAAGGACTGAGTGAGGGTGATTCAGAACTTGAAGGTGATAAACTCGCGCTCGGTGACAGGGATGGACTCTCCGAAGATGACGGACTCAAACTCGCGCTTGGCGAAAGACTTGGCGATTCCGAAGAGCTCGGACTTAAACTTGCGGATGGCGACAAAGACGGCGACTCCGAAGCGGACGGCGAAAGACTCGCTGATGGGGAAAGAGAGGGCGATTCAGAGCTTGAGGGGCTTAGACTTGCACTTGGTGACAAACTTGGCGATTCGCTGGGCGATGGTGAAAGACTTGCGCTTGGAGATAAGCTCGGACTCTGTGACGCGCTTGGACTCAAACTTGGCGATTGAGAAGTTGAAGGAGAAAGTGAAGGACTTTCCGACGAACTCGGCGAAAGACTTGAACTGCCTGCACTCGGTGACGGGCTTAAAGAGGAAGACGGCGAAAGCGACGGACTTTGCGAAGAGGACGGCGACAAACTCGCGGACGGACTAAGTGACGGAGATTGCGAAGTAGACGGTGAGAGTGATGGTGATTCAGACGTAGAAGGACTAAGCGATGGCGAAGCCGAAGAGCTTGGACTCAAACTCGCACTCGGACTTAATGACGGGCTTTCGCTTGTAGAGGGCGAGAGAGAAGGGCTTTCGGAGGTACTTGGCGACAAGCTCGGAGATTCGGAAGAGGAAGGACTTAAAGAAGCGGAGGGCGATAAACTCGGTGATACACTTGTGCTTGGTGAGAGAGAGGGGGAAGCGGAAGCGGAGGGAGAGAGGGAGGGACTGACGGAAGACGAAGGTGAGGGTGAAGGAGAGGAAGAAGCACTGGGACTTAAACTCGCACTTGGTGATAAGCTCGGAGAAGTGGAAGCGGACGGGGTAGATGGTTCAACAAAAATCGTCCCGTTGAAGGTCATTCCTGTCCCTGAGTTGTAGAGAGTTGAAAGTTCTGCATCAGAAAGATTTATCGTAAAAGCAAAAATTTCGTCAGCAAGACCAGAAAAATCAACTCCGCCGTCGGTCGCAATTGAGCCAATAATAAAAGCCGCCGATGACGCAGAACCATTACCCGTGGCGGAGGCAGAATCAGCAACCTTACCGTCGTCAAGATATAGGTGAAGATTTGTTCCGTCGTATGTTATTGCAATAAAATACCAAGTGTCTACAGATAGTGGGGCGTTGTAAGTTGTGTTAACGCAGGCAATTCCTTCTTTGCACCGTTCCATCCTCAATTGTAGTGTGCCCCCGCTATTTTGATAAAAAAGAGCGAAGCCGACTTTATTTGTCGCATCTTTTTGTTTAAATAACGTATAAGTTACACCAGTTGCAGGAGAGGTCGTGATTTTGAACCAGCCCCCGATTGTCATTGTTCCGCCCCGTATGCCTAAATCATTGTTAATATAGAATCTTTTTGTTGAGTTAGCAGAACCAAAATCACAAGCATTGCCTATTTTTCCAGTGGTAAAAGTGGTCGTTCCAACATTCGTCAAAGTAAAACCACTAGCGGTGGAATCAGCCGCATTTCCACTCGCCTCATCAAGTTTCCAGTATCCGACTAAATTGTCTTCCAAGGCCATAAATTTAATTGAATGGTCTGTTAATTTTGCTTTCAGGAATAAAACATGCTATCGGTAATAACAAAACAGAAATTACCAAAATGATAGCGAGTCCTACATATTCTATATCAAAGTTTTTCATATAATTATTTAACACACCCCCCTTATCCGAGGTGTGTATTTCGTTTCCGACCTTTGGGAAAAATGAGGATAATGTGGACATATTTCTTAATAATCCTGTCCGTCATCTTTCGGCACGCTCGCCTGAAATGAACGAACAGAGTTTCTTTTTTCAAGTTTGGAAAGAATGCCTTGCAAGGCTATATCAAGAACTTGCTCCGACTTCGTGAGAGGAAGCGGTTTATCACGCGACTCTTTATACATGACGATCACCCTGTCCGCCCAATACTTATGAACCTGCCGAGGAAGCGCGTGCGTAGTGTCCGCAGACGGAATGGAGAGATCCGTTGAAGCGGTAAGATTTGACGCGCTAATATCTTCCGGGTATATTTCGCATACGATCTTTAATCCGTCCACCACATCAATGATGTCGTCACCGGAGAGAATTTTTAATGACCTTCCCGATATATAAAATTGATCTTTTTTATCAGCGTACTCATCCTTGATAAAACTATTTTCCGCCATCGGCGTATCAAAAGCCGACATGTCTGTTTCGGTCAAATACAACCAATTCGTACCATCAAGTTTTGCCGAAACATATTTCACATGTTTCAAAATATCGTCGGGAAATGTGTAGTCGCGTATCCCCGCCTCCAAATGACGCGTATCCTCCATGTCAAAATATCCCTCATCAACTTCCGATGCGATTGTTGCGGCAATATCATCTTTAACGACATTCGCATATGTAACAATATCAGCGTCCGGGAATGTTGAACTGTTTGTGTGTGTTTGTTTGCGAACATACGCCGCAAAAGTTGTTCCATTCATATGTGTTTTAAAAATTAGCTCCTTACCCTGTTCCTCCTCACCGGTTAAGATGAGGAGAGCAGAGTTTGGAACGTTTAAGCGTCCCCTGCGAACTTAATAACAACGTAATCGTACGTGATAGACGCACCGTCCACGTTAGTGGTAAGCTCATTTCTGAGTATTACGCCTACGACATCGGCAGCCGTTACGCGCGCTCCTTTCGGGAGAAGTCCCGCAGTGAGCGAGCGAGGATTGACGAAGACGAGGTCGCCGGAGGCAACACCGTCAAATTCAATCGTGGTTTCCGCTTCGGTCGCCGCGTTGATGGTATCCGGGTTCAACGTGAACGTTCCGAACTCCACCTTTGCGCCGCGCACTCCGTCGTAGATTTCACCTTTTTTTGTTACAGACATTTTTTGGGAAAAAATTAAAAGTGGTTGATAATTTAGGAAAGCGCTTCTTGTCGTTTCGGGTCGCTATCAATCAAGTGATCGCGCCCAATGCGCCCCTCGCTTTCCAACCTTTCGCGAACAATCTTCGCCACGTCTTCCGGTACTTCCGTAAAGACCCCTCTGGGGATTTCTATGGAGTAACCGTTAATGCCGACATGGAACGGTATTTTTTTCGCCTGTTCCGGGTTTTCACCCTGCTCAAACGGAATCATTACCGAAACCTTTTTTTGTTTATCAAGATAGGCTTTTTGCTTCATTGCTTTTGTCATATGAAGCTGTTCGGCGGTGAGTTTCACTGCCGGTCTATCGTCGTCGTCGGCAACTGGCGTTTCCTGTTGCGGTTGATCGTTCTTTTCCGACAGATGAGTACCGTCGGAAAGACGAGCGATCAAATCTTCTTTAGTACCCGAAGCATTCAGCCCGTTCGTCGCACACAAGGCTTTAAGCTCGTTGTACTTCATATCTTCGTATGTTTGCGTCATGTTTTCCTTTGCTTATTTATAATAGGATTGGCGGCGCTTTCGCGCTCTTTCGGTGTCATCAAGCCGCCACCGCGTGCTCAATTCTCACCATGAAAGCGTCGTTGAGGATCTTCGCCACAAACGTTGCTTTCCATCCCGACGTTGCGCGCTGTTCCAAAGGATCAGCCGTACCGGCAGAACCGAGCGGCTTCACGATATTTTTCACCGCTTCTCCGCTGATGCGGGTAATTCCGTACGCGTCCATTCCGAGAATGATTGTCGCGTAAACGGTAATGCTTCCCTCTCCGCCGGTGAAGGTCTTGCAGTTCGTGCTTTCAATGAAACGAACTTCGTCAATTTTCCCGATTTCGCCTTCCATGACACTTACGGTTGAGGCGTACTTCTCAACGGAAGTAAATCCGGTAAGACCTTTGAGGGTGTACGTGGTGTTCGGATGGCACAATCCGATGTAAGACGCGTTGACCGGCTCGGTGGCAATGCCTGTTGAAGCATTGATCATGCGAGTAATCTTGCGCGCCTTGGCGTTCTTAAGGGTGCGGACGGCAATCTTGATGTCGTCCACGTCAATAAGGTCGGTTGAACCAACCGTATCGCGGGAGTTTGACGAGGCGCCCGCGTATTGAACAACGGAACCTGCCGCTATTACGTCCCTCGTAAGTTGGTCAAGCGTATCCCCCATCTGATCGCCGAGAATTTCGGCGGTTTCAATGAGAACCGGATCTTTGCTTTCGTAATCAATCACGTCGGTTATCGTGATATAATCGCCGTACTGTGCGACAGTGGCGGTAACGTCCGTAACGGACAATGAACTGCCTGCGGGAGTAACCCCCTCTACGAGCGCCGTGGTCGCGGCGGAGAGGTTACCATAGCGGCGGAACTTAATAACGTTCGTGCCGCCGTTTCGCGGGATGTCCCGAACCTGCGCGAACTTGGTGTGAACCAAGAACGGAACGGCTCGGAACAAAAGAGTTCTGTCGTAGAACTCCGTGTTTTCCCGAGATATGACCGATCTGCTTGTGTTAGCCATTTTTTTATATGAATAAATGAATAAAATTGAGGATGATATTTTTCTTAACGACGCTGTGTCTTGATGGTGTCAAGCTCCTTTCCAAATTCCAAAAGAGGCATATCTTTGTAAGACTTATTGCCTCCCTCTCCGGCATTGGAATTTCCGCCGCCGGTCTTGGCTTTCCGAGCTTTGGCGTCTGCCTCGGCTCTGCGCTTGGCGCCAATCGCGAGAAGTTTTGGTCCCGCCACCTCGTAAAAGATGGAATTGACCGGAACATTCTTGCGAGATTCGTGCATCGCCCATCGTTTGACTTTTGCCTCGTAAGGTTTGAAGTCGGGATTGTCATGCAGGAAGGAAGCAATCGCACCGTCTACTTCCTGCTCCGCCGTTTTGCTTAAGATGGGCTCGAGGTGCTTCTCTATGCGCCGATCAAACGCCTTGGCGTCTTCTTCCGACAAACCGTCAAGATCATCCTCGGTCTCGCCGTTGTCGTCAGAATCTTTTTTATCCGACTTCTTGTCTGCTTCTTTTTTTTCGCCTTTTTTGGAGGCGATACGACGTGCAGCCCATTCGCCGTTTGTTTTGGGACGACGATCTTCCGGGTCTTTCCCGTCGTCGTCCTCGGTATCGTCGTCGGCCGTGTCGGAGCCCTTTTTACCGGAGCCGCCCTTGCCGTTATCGCCGTTACCGTCCTCTGCGTCGTCGCCATCGGCATCGTCCGCATCGTCGGAGTCGTTGTTTTGAGAGGTATCCTCCTCGTCCTCTGTCGTGCCGTCGTCCTTATCGTCGGCGCCATTGTCAGTGGTGTCGTCGTCTCGGTCGTCGGCAGTGTTGTTTTCTCCCATGAGAAGTTTTTTGTTATGCTCGCTGAATTAAGAAATGGGGAAAAACTTAAAACAGCGGTGCTCTCCCGATGACTGGTCGGGAGGAGAGCCCGACACGGGCTCAAATGTGATGAAGAAAAGCGAAGCAAAGGAAATCGCCAATCCCATGACACCTTTCCTCATCACGTTTGAGCCGACATCGCGGCCAAAAACTATTTATTCGGTTATCAAAGTTCTCGCCATTGGAGATCCGATACGTTCAGGGTCGCCTCTCAACTGCCTTGCGTCAGATGCGTACGGGTCGTAAGTCGGTATTCCCGCGCCGTCTTCTTTTGTGAGCTGAGCAATGAGAAAGTCCGGTTTGTTGACCAATTCCTCCATGACGAAATGCGTCTTTCTTAAATCATCAACATCCGCATCGGTCAATATTTCTCCGTTAAGGTTCTTCTTCGTTACGATCTGCCTTTCAAGCAAAGATAAATTACCTTCAAGTATTTGCTTCATGATCATCCAACCGGAAGAAACCTTGAGATTTTTAAGATGTTCCGCGAGTTCTTCGCCTTGCGCTTTGGTCTTTATTTCAAGATCAAAAGCCGTGTGCGGTTCGTATCCGGTTGTTTTAATTTTTTTCTTTGCCATATTTTTATGCAGGTAAACTTCTTCCAATAAACGACGCCGCCATAGGACGTTCAGATTTTGCGTTTTGCACTTTTTCATCCGCTACTCCGGAGTTTTCTTGTGTCGTTGGGAACATATCCGGGCGCGCTTGGCGAAGCGTCATTGCGCGTTTGTGCGCGTTCATGTGCGCGAATTTCGCCGGGCTATCCTCCATTTTGTTATGAATATCTATATGTGTTTGATTGTCGTCAGTCGGAAGAACCTCAACTTTTTTATTTTCGGAAAGGAGTTTATTTTCATCCTCGGCGCGAAGTTCCTCTATGGTCGGAGGCAGAAGCCGGCCAATGATGTCTTTCTTAAGTCCGGAGAGTTTACCCATGTAGCGCAAAGCAAAGAGAAGATTCGCATTCGGAGCGGCGGCGATGTATTGCATGTATGAACGAAATTTTTGCAATTCGTTGAATTGCTTTTCCTCCGCCAGAATTCGGCTTTCAATTTTTACGTCAGGGTCGGTACTCGCAATAAGATTTTCCCGGGTGAATGGCCGCCACTTGGCTCCGAGAGCGCCCGCAATGCGGATGCTTTTTTCATCAATTCCGTCGGCAAAATATTCTTTATAAAGTTGGTACCACTGCTTCCAAAAACGTTTCTCGCTCCAACCGAAAATCTTTGCCGAGAGAGAATATCGCGTATCAACTTTTTGATTGAGCAATGCGTCGCGCGTTGCGGTTCCCCCATTTGCCGGACGTACTCCTTGTTGAAAATCCGGCGTAGCTGTGGAACGTTCCGCCCCGGAGTTAAGCGTATCCAAAATATATTGCACGTCCTGCTTGATGTTGTCTTTCGGCATCACCGCGACCGCTCCGGAAGGATTTCCCGATACGCTGATAAATTTATTGAAATCAAAATTAAGATCGGAACGATTCTTGATCAAGGTTGAATTGTACAGATACATCGGATGAAGGTTTGCCTTCGCCCCTTTGAGCCCGAGATTTTGAAGCACTGCGCGCGCCCGCTGTTTATCCTCAATAAGGTCGGGAATAGATACGCCATCCCAACTGTTCGGGATAGGGTAAATGGTTCGGTCTATGATCGGGATGGCAATATCCTCAAGCTCTCGGTATCGCACCACTTTCGTCATATCGTTCGCCAGAGTAACAAATACGCGTTTATTGTTGTGTATAGTGAACCACTCCAAAAGCCGGTATGAATCATTTTCACCTTTGAGCGACGAAAACTTTGATATATCCGAAAGGCCCGCCGCTTCCGCCGTGATGCGCATGTTTTCATCAACGAGAGATTGCGCGGATGTTTTACTGGTTTTGAGATTCGCATAATTGAAATATTCTCCGATGTCGTCCATCTCGTTTCTTGTCATTCGCACTTCCCTGCCGAGAAATCGCGCGGCGCCTTTTCTTTTTTTGCCGCTTCCGTTAACGCTTGTGGCATACGGATCGCGCAAGACGGTCATGACGTTCCAAATTTCCGGAACGGGGGTCATGCTATTGCTATCACGATCAAATTCCATGAAGGAACAAAGAGAACGTCCAAAAAACATTGCTTCAAAATCCCATTCATAATCCAACATGTCTTTCTCCATCGCCTCATGGTCGTATTCGGCCGTGATGTCTAGGTTCTCCGCAACTTCTTCATCTCCGATTTCGCGAGGAATGAACGAGGCCGAAAGATTATCGGAATAGAGCGATGCGAGCACTGTTTGGAAAATGGTAAAAAGAGTGTTGTCTCCAACAGCTTCTTTGTCGCGCTTTTGGTTATTGTAGAGTTTGAGACGAAGCGCCCACTCGTCCCATTTGGGTTTAATGAATTGAGAAGACTGAGTATATTCGGATTTCACTTGTTCTATCAGTTTGGTAAAATCCCTCTCCGATAGATCGTCTGGATCGTCCGACTCGGACGAGGCAATCTCTTCTTTCTTCTTTTTTGACGCAGTTTTTTTAACGGTTGGCTTTTTAGCAACAACCTTTTTGACGATTTTCTCTTTGCGTTTGGATGTGCTTTTAACGTCAGCCATATTTTTTTTTATTTAATTTGAGCGGCGTATGTGCGGAGTTTGTCGTTTCTTTTTTTTGTTTCCGGATAAAGTTTTTCGTACTGCTCCACGCTTCCGAAACCGCGGGCGATATCCTCAAGCTCCTTTTTCGCCTGATGGTTGTAAAAGTTTTTGTTATTTTGAACAATTGCATTTCCGAGATTGCGAGGCGCGCTCTTGATCTTCTCAAGAACCGAACCGAAACCGTGAATGACTTTGTCTATTTTTATTGCCATACCCAAGATTTGTTAAAATAATGGCGATATTTTTGCTCTCGGGTTTTCTATTTTTTTTCCAGTACCAAATCAATCGTCGTTTCGGCGAGCTTCATGAGGAGGGCTGATGCTTCGGACAATTGCTGTTCCTTGTAATCAATAAAAAATATTTTTTGCAAAAAACTTTTTTTGATTACGATATGAGAGGTGTACAACTCCCCTTTGAAAAACACGAGATATTCAAACGTTGCGCCGAAATTGCGAAGATACGCGCGGCATCCTTTATATTCATAAATTTTGAGAGTTCGGATAGAGTACATCATTGCTTTCATTATAGAAAAACCACACACGGGGGTATGTGGTTAAAATTTTAGGTCAATCGTATGGGTCAAAGTCTTTGTTTTCCATGGTACTTTGGGTTCTCCTCGGAGGTTCAACAAACATATGTTCCTGAATGAGCGCACGCCCGAGGTTTTCTATCATGTGATCATCCTTGTCCACGGGCTTTTCTTTGCTGTTGTGTTTGTCCGCATTTTTCCCCGTCCACTCGTCCCACCGATAATGCTCAATTTCAAATATCGTTCGTTTGCAACTATCAAAAATGAACAATTCCGGCGGTCGTATCATAAATCCGTTTGCCTCCGTGTAATTGAGAGCATCTTTGATGCGTTTGTCCGATGCCGTTCGTTGTTTTGGCGCCGGCAAATACACCAAATCGTTTTCCGACAGTTTCTCATCCAAATTTTTGTCGTCTCCCTTGTGCTGGTCTTTGTTGAATATCCACGGATCCGCCCATCTCCCCTCTACACGGTACATGCTTGCCTTGTTTTTAATGCGAACGGCAAGGTCGGGCGTGTCGTCCGGCTTATACCACAATTCATCCACAACATATTTTGTTCCTTTCCGGTCCACAGCCAGCCATAGAACAGCATCGGGGTTGCGCGGGTGCGGGTCAAGATATTCGTACACTGTGAAGTCCCTTTCGGTTATGTTGAATGGTTTTATAACGTGAATTTTTCGGTCAAAGCGCTTGAATATTAAACCGACAAGATGAGCGAATTTTCCGTACGCGCGCGCCTGCATTTCGTCTTCCGGGTATTCGGCGATCATTCGCAAGATGTCCTCATGTGCAAGATGCCCGCGTACTCCATGCGTCTTGCAGGCGCTCTCCACGTCTGCCGTAACGTGATACACGCTTCGCTTGACCTTGACCGGCTCTTCTCCCTCGCGCAAAACAACTTCCACCTCAAGTTCTCCGCTTGCGAACATGTCATACAAATGCGCGGAACCGGAGATCGGCGTTGCCGAAATAAAAATAACGCCTCCTCTCCTCATACGGGCAATTGTCGCTTTGAGTATTGCATCCGGTGGCGGTTCATCAAACCAAGCCCAGCCGAGAGTAACACCTTCAAATTCTTTCGGGTCTTGCTCGTAGGTCATTACGTCAAAGTCCCACCTCCCTTTCTTTCCGCCGTTGACTTCCCAAACGCTGTCGTAATGCTTTCCCCCTTTCGTCGCCTTATATTTCCCCTCCGGGAACCAGAATTTAAGTTCGTTGACGACATTCTTTTCCACCAACGCACTGTCGGTTACGATACGACCCCGATGCAGATACGGAAAATCACGAAAAAGTTTTGCCCGGAACCACGGGTTTTCCGTTTCAAACATGAGATTGGCGAGCAGGTTTGCCGTTGCCGCCGTTTTACCGACACCATTCGCCGCAGACAAAAACACAATGAAATAATCCCCGCTCCCGATTGCATTGATGTAATCCTCCACCACGCCGTTCGGTTCATAATAGCGATATTTCTCATACCGAAGCCGCCGGAGTTCCTCCTCTTCAAGCGCGCGCAAACGCTTTTTTACCTCTTCCTGTTTTTGTTCTTCTTTCATAATTTTGGTGCACGTTTTCCCCAACACTTTATAGGCGTATCATTTGTTGTAAAAAATATTCTTACCGTTAAAGTGGTCGCACTCGTGCTGTATGATGTGCGCCTTAAGTCCCTCTACCCATCCCTCAAACGTTTCTATCTTATTTATGAACCCCATCACCTTTCGGACGTATTGATACCGCACTTTGACGGTATGGCAGCGCTTCATCGTCTTTGCCGAGCGATGCGGGAAGCTCATGCAACCTTCCGGAACGTCAAGCACGTTGTCTATCTCCCTTTCAACCATTTCCACCGATACTTCAACCTTTCCGTCCACCGGTTTTCCAACCTTTCGTTGCGGCGTTTGTTTTTTCACTTTCGCGGGAGCTTCAAGCACTTCGCAGTTGAATATCGCCTGCGCTTCAAAGAAACAATTTTTGAGCGTCTGCTTTGATTTCGGGTCAATCTCTTTCGGCGCGATCAGGTCTTTCTCAACGACGAACAATTGCCACGGTTCTTTTTTTTCACATACCTGCGCATGAGCCATGGCAAACGCACGAGAATGTTGCCCATTAAAATTGCCATTGGTTTCATCAAGCCATTGGCACATTTCCAAAGCGATTTTCTCGGCTTCTTTCCAATCGCTTTTGGTTGCCGCCTGTTTGGACTTGGCGAATATCCCAAGCCCGCTCGTGTGATGTGGATATGTGATTTGCATATTAGTATGAATAATTAATGAGCTCTTCGCCCGCGCTATTAAAAATTCTTGTCTCCCCAAGGTGTCGGAACAAGTAAGGACGCGGACAAACGTATTTCCAGCGAAATATCTTTTCTCCTGTTTCCTTATCATAAGACGAGACAAAAGGAATAGTTTTCATTCGCAATCCGCATTTTCCGCAATATTGAGCTTTCGGCATTTCAGTTACTTCTTTCATAAAAGAATTTCCTTAACATGCCCGCACACGACTCCCGTGTGAGCATAAAGTTGATAACCGGCATCTGCCGCCTTCTTACAGAAATCAATATCCTCGCCATACTTAAGAAGCCCCTCGTCGTCATATTGAAATTTGAAATACGGCGCGCCGATCTTCTCCAATACTTCGCGTGCGATAAACAAACATCCGCCACCGGCGCGGTCAACCTTGATAAGTCCGTCCCCTTCCGCTTTGACGATCGGAATAAGCCCGTGCTTTCCACGTTCATCAACGCCGTACGAAAAAACATTGAGTATTTTGAATTGCTTTTTGTTCGGGTCTATCCTCATGCTCGGATAAAAGCCCGTTACCACGTCTTTATCAGCCGCAATGAGCTTTTCTAGGGCGTGGAGTGGCGGGATAACATCACTATCCAAAAAGAAAAGATGAGTGCTATCGCTTTTTAGAAACTCTTTGACGCAGAAATTCCGCGCCGCGTCATGCGGATAAATATTCTGCGGTTGAATAAATGATAACTGTGCACAATTCGCCGGAGGATGAATCGCCCATTGCAACTTGCACGTGTCGAGCTTTGGATGAATGCTCCCAAGGTTCGGTATTGCAATCATCACCTTTACTTCCGCCTCCTTTTTTGTTTCTTTTTTCATGCTAATTATCTTTAATCATCGCTTGTAATAAAATATCTCTTTTTTGCCCCATAGTTGTTGCGGTACCATTGCACACACCACCGAGAGGAACCCAGCCGAAGTTCATGCCATTTTGCACTTTTTCGCATAGATCAGAGGTAGAATCTCCCCACAAAATTTCGTAGAATGCCATGTAAATTTTTATGTTTTTAAAGTTATTATTCTACGACATGCCATGCCCGGCGCACATTCCCTCTTTCGTTATATTGTTACACCCGAGATGGCAGTAATAGGTTTTCCCTTCATTCTCGGCATCAGTCAACAACTTCACTGTATGAGCAAGCGTAGTCCCGGACAAAACATTGACGCCCCTTTTCGCCATATTCAGCGCGGCGGTAATATTTATGCACGTGTGTTTTTTGATTCGTTCCATGATGATATTAAAGTTTCTTTAACCTATCCAACACATCCGCGCTCGTGTGCCCGTCCCATTCCGGCGCTTGGTCAAGAGTTTCGGCGAAGTCGGTTTCTTCCCAGCGAGAGATCGGGAGGTGGTAGGTTTTCTGTTCTCCGGGCTTTTTATCAAGTCCGAGGATGAACCAGCCGTCAAATTCCGAGCCATCACTATGTTTCTTTGAGCGCCATGGTTGTGGAGGATTTACGAATGTAGGCGACATGTCCATTAGCTTATAAACGGAGCACAACGCAATAAACAGCGTTATCCGATGATCGTACAGCTCCGTGAAGGTGTGGTAGCCGTCGGAGGCGTCCATTTCTTCGGGACCGTCAATTTCAAATTTCTGAAAATGCAGGTCTTCGTTTTCTCCAGTATTAATACATTCACCCGCGTTTGTTATCGTGATTTTTTTCATCTTATTTTTTACACTCAGTTACTCTTAACTCCGTAAACGCCGCGTCCCAGTATCCCGCATTCCCTCCGGTACAATGATTGAAAGCACTGGCTTCTAAAAAGGGTTGCACGAAATTTAAACCAAGTACTAACAAGAAAACGAAAATAGTAATTCCAACAAGATGTTCTGCGATATATTCCACCATAAATTTTTTCTTATTTTGATAATTTTTTAAGTTCCGTAATGGTATCGGCGGCTTGATTTCTCAAAAGTTTGTGCAAGATTTCAGAAGCTTTTAGCCCATCGTTTTTATTCCCATCTATCCAATCTCCATAAAAATCACCTTCAAAAAGCATCCACCACCCAAAACAATTCGCCACTCTCAAAAAAGTAACTTTCTCATCGTCAATAATTTCCTCAAAGTTATAAATTGGCGGAATTAATTTATTCATGTTGATTTAATAAGTTATAAGCCCCCTTCCCCGTCCCCCACATATGAGATCCGTATATCTTCCCTGTCCCCTCATACTTCACCCCCGTATGATGTTCCGGAAGGAAGAAGTGCGACGGCCATATCTTCAACCGTGGATATTCAAGCGCCCCAATCGCGTGTTGCATGAAGAGATTGCCGGTCGTCTTCCATGGCTCTCCTACTACTTCCTTCATTCCAAGCATTTGGATGAGATGGTGCGCGAGCAGATTGTTTTTTGAGCAAGCAATGAGGGGAGAAACAAGCTCTCCGGTAACCTTCTCATTCTCATACTGCGTGTAGGCGTCGAACGCCGGATCAGTGAACAACTCGTCCACATTCTCAAAGCAGACGCTATCCGCGCCCGGAGCAAAGCCGCCGCCGTAGCAAAGTATCTCGTAACGGATGACATCCGCGACGCCCGGCCACATCTTTCGTTCACGGAAAAAATCAACGTGCCTCTGATTGATCCACGGAACACGCTCAAACACTTTCTCATTATCCCAAAGGATGTGCTCCCAATCCGGGTGCTTCTCTTTCCATGTATTGATCCACTCCATCGGTGCCGGCCGATCTCCGACCCAAATGGTATGATGAATTTTAGGTATCGTCATGGTCATATAAGCATTTCGTTAATCTCCGGTCTCTCCGCCTGCTTTGCGCGCTTGTCGCGGTCATAATGTCCAAGCGCAAGCGCCCCGCAAAATATGTGCTCAGCCGGTGCGAATAAATCCCGAAATACATCCGGATGCGATACATTCGGGTTCACATAGCAAACGCCCACTCTTTGCGTTTCCGCCGCAAGCCACATTGTCATCGCAAGAAATCCGACATCGCAATAGTGCATAAAGTCCTTCTCTCTCGGCGATGCGTATGCTTTCGGATCGGCAAAGAACAGCGCGATCGTGTACGCCCGGTGTATCCATCCGACACCGCCGACAAGAAGCCCGCCGAGCAATTCTTTCTCCGATCGTTCAGTAACGAACTTTATCTTTATTCCATGCCGATTACAGCTTGAAGGGCTCATCGTCGCCGCTTTGAGGATGTACCTCATCTGCGTTTCGGTGATCGCTTCCTTGTTGAATATACGCTGGCTTCTCCGCCGGTTGAATGCGGTCAATTCTGTCTCAGTGAAAGGGTCATAGGCAACCATCTCCCCTTCTCCTTCCGTGATCTCACGACGCTTGCGCTCTTGATGAGCGACGTAGCGTTTTTGATATACGTCGCTATCAACAACATAAATCGGGACAGTACCCGATTGGATAGTATTGGCGCACACTTCATCTCTCGTTTTTTCGTTCATAAATTTGTCAAAGAAGATACTCTTGTAAGCATTGACCCGTGATGAACCTCCACAACGAGGAAATCATCGTCGTTGACGGATTCATTGGTTGTGTGAAATTCGCAAAACTGCTTCACTGAGAACTTTACGTATTCCCTTACCCGCGACAAAGGCATATCGTAGGATGTGGATTGAGCCGTCGGTTTGTGAATAACAATGACGTGAACATGTACTATGTCTTGCCGGTGGTCGTGTCCGATTATGACCTTACCTTCCGGTAAATTCCGACACTCCGGGCAATCTTTTTTGGCGATATTTTTTTGTTCCATAATAGCGATTTATTTTTTGATTTTAAAATTCGTTGATTGGAGAAAATGAACCTGCCCTCGCGTTAAAATTTTTCCAGATGAGAGATACTTTCCTTTGTTCTTGCCGAAATGTATCTTTTTAAACAGCATGGTTTTAAACAGTTACACCACCCGTATTTCGAAGCAAGGGAAGCTCTTTCATGAGCTCAATTCCGTACATCGGGCGATATGGCGTGCGGGCGTTTTCTTCCAACTGCCTTTTAAGGTTGTCCACAACGTTTTGCACATCTTCGTTTTGAAGCGTTAAACTCTGCGGATCATCGGAATACGTAGTAAAATTTTTCATTTTTTCTTAAAAAAATTGTTCAGTTTCTCTTTTTCCTTTTCAAGCTCCTTGTCACTCAAATTCTTAATATCAGAGAATGCGTGAATATGATGCATAGTGTCAACGGTGCGTTTCTTGAGCTTGTTGTATTCTTGGATGGCGCCAAGCTTCGGGCGGAACTCTGCATTTTGTGCGACGAGAAATCCAAGCTGTTTATCTACGAATGTATCGTTGAGTTCCGCCGCTTCAAGAAGTTGGTCAATGCGTTTCAAGACGTTATGATTAGTGAGAAGCTCATGCGCCCGATACCGGCACGTATCATAGCTCGTAAACCCTTTCCCTTGTCCGACTTTCACATCGTAAGCTGTTATGTATGACTGCGTTCCATTGCCAAAAAATTCCGCATTACTCGCATACAATTCGCAAAATTTCTCCTGTTGCGCATTCATCCCATCCTCATTCACCTTGCTGCTCCCCCTCTTTCCCCCCGTCCCCTTTATTGCATCATTCACCCTTTCCTTCAGCGGTTTGAGTTTCTTTTTTTCCGATTGTTCCTTTTTTTTCATGATATTATTTAAGCCCCTCCAACTCTTTATGATTTACATTTTTGGGAGCTTTCCCGATCGGCGTATCGGCTTGGAGTTTCAGGAGCGAGTTGACCGAACCAAAGTGTTTTATAAGAACATCTTGAATTTCTTGCGACACGTAACCCGGAAGCTCTACGTTGAACCGATGCGTTACAACAATTCCCTTTTCTTCAACCATAACCCCGACGCCAATCACCACCGCCCCGAGTTTTATTTTTTCAATGTTGATGTTGTTAATTCGCAACATACTTTTTTATTGCCACGTCGCGATTGCGCGAACGCCGGAACCCCACCGAACTTCTGTTACTCGCATGTTCTCCACGTCTTCCCTAAGTGCTTTTTTCTGATAATAAGAACGCAAACTGTATTTCCGGTGATATTCGTCCTCGCACGGGGAGCAGAGGAATAGAACCTTTTTGGATTTCACAAGATGATTTGAACGTTCAATCCGTGCGCCGCATTTTCGGCATCGGGTTGTTTTCATACTTATTATCTCGTGTTCCGGCATAGCTCTATGTGGTTAAAACGCTGATAATTTCGACCTCCACTCTCGGGTTTTCTTTATCAACAAAGAACTCATCGGAAAACCCGGAAACAAATTTGCGCGAATCGTTTTCCAGTATCCCCGCCATGACCAGCCCGTCGTTCACGAACTTCTTTGCAAACGCAACATTGTCGGTATCCTTTCGCATGTCTTTGGAATACCACCGATACTTTATCCGGACCGGATACTCATCCCCAAAGAGGGAAAGTAAGCGTGCCGCGCGAGCCGACCACGCGACCCTTTCCGTTTCCTCCTTTTTTATTTTCGCCGCAAGAAAACGATTTCTCCGCTCCGCATTCATGTAGGTGTTCAGATCGCAGAGCTCGCATTTGATTGTGAATTTTTTTGCCATTTACGTGTTATTCTTCCAATAACTTGATAATCCTCCTACTAACTCCCACCATACCTCCACCCCGTAAAAGGTCTTTAAAACAATCGTTCGCAATACTTGCATTCCAAATACCAAGTCCGTATTTCTTTTGAGTTATCTTCGGCAAAACATTCGTTATGAATTCGGAGAAGGTGAAGGCGGGAACTATTATTGCTTTTTTGTTTCCGCCGCGAGAAACAATCTCGTCCGTCCTGTCAATAATTTTTTTTTCGGAAATTATCCATTCGTTGGTTTCCCATAAAGCGTGATAAAAATAACTCTCCGTCGTATTCTCTTCAAGAAACTTGGCTATTGCTTGTGAGGCTTCTAAATTTAGTACTAATTTATTCATGGTTTTATGGTTTTAATATCTTCTCAAAAAATTCGTCTATCGTTCCTCCTTGGGCGAGGTGGTCGATGAAGTCGAGCCAGTAATATTTCCACGCCATCCAACATGAGCGACATGCGCACAACTCACTTCGCGGTAATCCACAACCACTCTCCCACCCCTCACTCTTTCCTAAACACTTCCAAAATTCGGGGTCTAAAAGTGAAACTTCATGGGGAAGATAGCAGTACGTTGGCTCGTTATCTTTGCTGTATTTCTTGTACCAAGTTGAGTAATTTTTACGGTAACGATGAAACTGGTATCCTTGAAGAGAACGGTCATTGAGTTGTTTTGGTTTCCACCCTCCCTCTATCGCTCGTTTAATTGCTTCTTGCATAATTTTTACTTATTTGCTTTATAAAACGCCATAGCCCACATCGGAGGTGTAATCGCCCTTCTCGCCGCGCGTTTGTTGCTGTCTCCGAATTTGTATCCTTCCGGCAATTTTGGCAATTTCTCTTGGTGTACTCCGAACTTTGTTTTTTCTTCTGGCGTAAGTTCAACCGGATTTTTCTTTGGAAGATTATAGTTTCCCCAAATATCCGTCGGTTTTCTCACCCTGTCGCCGAACTCAAACGGATTCATCGACATCTGCGGAACTCCTAGAAACCAACGCAACCTTGCTTTTGGGTTTTCCAATGCCCAGAATTGCAAACGCTTTCCTTCATACTGACAACGCCAAATAATTTCCAAACATGCGATAACTGTTTTCATTGCTCCTTCCATATCTCGTGGAGTTTTTGCGATAGTACGAGCCATTGAAAACATCGTGCAGGGGGGGGCAGCAAGAATGCCATATGGTTTAAGAGCAACGCACATGTATTGAACTTTTTTATCGTGTATATCAAACTCTGGGAGAGTTATGACGCGAACATCGTATCCTGCGTCTTTATACGGCTTGCTCCATGAACCAGTACCGCCGCAAAGGTCAAGAATTATTTTTTTTTGATTGGAAAAATTTTTGTGTTTCATGATAATCTTTTATCTTTCCCTTGAAGTTCCACAACATCGCAACTCCCGGCAATCCTTGACACGATACGATCCCCAAGTCTCCCCGCCAATTCCTCAAGATTGAGATTGCTTGTGAAGATGGTCGGCAACATTTCCTCGTATCTCTTGTTCACAATCGCATACAGCGTTTCCTCCGCCCATTCGGTAATTTTCTCGGCTCCGAGATCGTCAAGGATGAGAAGTCCGCGGTAATTTATAATCGTGTAGAAATTCGTGTTTTCCTCTTCCTTGTAACTATTTATCCGATCAAAATCCGAACGAATCAAACGTAATATTTCAGCGACGCCGAAGATTTTTGTATTGAAGTTTTTTTCAAACCCGAAATGCTTGGCGATAGCATACGCGACATGCGTTTTTCCTGTACCGCATCCGCCGTGGAGATATAACCCCCTCCGGCTTTGTTTGATGGTTTCCAGATTCTTCCGGACGCTCGCCGGAATATCCTCAAACTTCACGTTTTCAAATCTTTTTGGAATTTGCATCATACATTGACTTTGGTGCCAATACCGGTATATTTTCCGGTTTCGGCTTTAGGTTGTCTTGTAATTTTTCCATTGAGCGGGAAAAGTCCCATCCACCCGTTTGTAATGCTTTGATTAATAATTTCTTTGTAATACGATTTATTTTCCTCGAGCAATGCAATTTGTTTCGTAATCGTTGAATCCGTGAGTGGTGATTTTTTTTCCTTCCGGTAAATCATCCACTCGTTCCAAATCTTAACATCAAGCCATTCCGGAAGTTCAAAACTTTTTTTCTCTTTCTTTTCCTTCTTATCCTTCTTTTCCTTTTTATATTTATTGTTTGTGCTCACTTGTTGCTCACTTGTTGCGCACTTGTTGCTCACTTGTTGCTCAATCTGTTGCTCATATTGCTGATATCTATCGTAATTTATGACCGTAATTAGCCGATATTTTGATGTAGTTTGTTGCTCAATCTGTTGCTCACTTTTGAAGAGGTTTAGAATTCTATCTACCTTATGTTGATTGATTCCCGTTTCCTTGGCTAACTTGAGCCTTCCTGTGATGAACTGCCCGCGCTTGATTTTCAGAATTTTCCCGTTCCACATAAATTCAGATTCCTCATGATTCGCGCTAAGAAGAAGATGGACCCAAAGGTGCACATATTCGCTTTGGGTGTAGTAACCCTTTTTTTTGAGTGACCGATTGATTTTGACCCATCCATTTTCCATAAATTTTTATAATGAGGGCATATCGTGTTAGAAAACCGGAACAAGCGCGATCTTGTAATGCTTGAGATTGAACCTCTGCCGACTGATCGGTTCGACCACAGCGTCCGGAATGTTGAGTGCGAGGACTGTCTTGCCGTCCATGTATTTCACCTCGCTCACCGTTCCGGAAAATTCTATCTTCTCGCACGCCTTGCGTCGCTCCTCCATCCGTGCCTTTGTCTTGTCAATGTTCCGCCGAATCTGTTGCTTTTGCCCCGGATCGTCCTCAAAAAGCGACCCCTTCAATTCGTTTTCGTATTCCTCAATTTCCGCTTCAAAAGGACGTTCATCAAACTCTATGGAAGAGCTGTACTGGTGATACGAGGAATCAAGCGCAGTATTCACGCCGAGCTTCAAATTCCACAATCCGTTTTTAAGGGAAAGAGCCAAAAGCTCCAAACTTGCTTCAACGAGACCGAATTTCGGTTCCTCGTCAAGCATCGGCTGTTTTGTTTTTTTTGTCATAAAGAACGATTTTAATTAACTTGGTTTATAAATTTCTACTTTTTTATTTTTTATCTTTAAGAGATCGCCCCATCTCCTCGTACTGCTTCCAATATTCCGGCCATGCGGCTTTAATTCTGGCGAGATTGTTGGAATCTGCTTGTTCGGCGAGATGGGCGAGTTGCTGGACGAATCCTCCCCCGAACTGCCTCATCGCCTTCCTCGTCCAGTAATCGCGGTCGTTGTCTTCATGGAGGAAATCTTTAGGAAAACCTTCAATGTCGCAATCATCGTCCATCAAATCCAATTTTTCAGACATAAATTTAGAAAGGAATATCATCCAAGTTAATCTCATCCTTCGGATACTCTGCCCGCCCATCTGCTGATAAAGTATTCGTCCCGCCGGGGGTATAGAACCTTATTCCATTCTTTGCGACCTTTTCGTCCTGCTTCACGAGATGGTCCGCAAGCTCCATCATCTGATCTCCGACAGCGTCAAGCTGTTTCTCATTGAGAGCGTCCGATTTCTCAAACGACATCGCGAAATACTCGTTTTCTGATCCGTCATCTTTAGCGAATGATTCTTGCGTAACTCCGATATTCGTCCTGAAAGCGAAGATGTATTCGTCTTTCTTGAATGTCTGAAGGTAGTTGTAGAGACGGAGAACTTTACGCTCCGCCGTTTCGTCGTCCCCCATGTAAAGCGATGATCCGGTAACGGTGAGCCTCACGAGATCTCCGGTTTTAGCGAGAAGCATGTAGAGAATTACATTTACTTTTACCCCCGCCAATGTCGTTGATTTTTTCGCCTCCTTTTCCGTCATGCTTTTCGCTCCTGAAGAAGTTGCACTGTACACCATCACCGGTTCGGTCGGGCTATCGTACTCTGCGCTCTTGTAAGCAATCTCCGGCTTTTCATCGCGGGTAATTTTTTCTTTGTACTTCACCATCTGTCTGCGGATCTTCAGGATAATTACCTTGAGGGGATCATCAAGCGTAACTTCCTCATACCGATCGTCGGCACCTTTCCCTTGCGAAATAAGTTTTTGAACGAAGCGCCCGTTTGTAAGTTTGAGTTCATCGGCCATTATGCTGGTGCGCTCGCTGTATTCGTTCCCGCCGCTTATTTCAGCCAATTTTTTTATATCTACCATGTTTTTTATAAATTTAGCGATTTTTTTTAATTTTCTATTTTCTTTCTATTCGCGGCTGTATCCTTTCTTCGCCGCCAATTCTTTCAAACGCTTCTTGATGCCGTAGGCGTGAAGAAACGTTTCGTAATTCTTCTCGTACTCCTCGCGCGACATTTCGTAATGTCCGAATGCGCCCGTCTCTTTGTCAAAATGAAGGATCAAACCGTTCTCAAACTTCTCGGCGTTCTCATTGGAATACTCTTCCTCTTCTTCCACCGCCCCCATGTATCCGGCGAGTTGGAAGAATTGCTCATCGTATACCCCTTTGGAACTCTTGAAGTCTCCGAGAACGCGGAATCCGTTGATCCGGGCGATGAAGTCGGTGATCCCGACGAAGCCATGGATCCGCGAATAGATCAGCCGTTCGGAATGTTCAAACTTCACATCGCGGGAATTGAACCAATCAAGAAACCCATTGATGCCGTTATGAACCTTGCCCACATCCTCCGGCTTCATTCCCTCAATTTCTTCCGGGATTTCCGGAAATTCCGTACCGTTCATTTGCGCCTTTGCGAATTGCTCGCACCAATTATGGATCGCGGTTCCAATGTCGGCCGCCGTTTCCTTTTTGACCGTATGTTGGATTAGCGCTTCCTCAATAACCGGTCGCAATTCCTCTTTCGTGAAGCGATTCTCTTTGGATCGCTCCAAGTATTCCGTGATGAACGATCCCACAAGCCGGACCGCCCAAGGAATGAGAAACATGCTTTTATCTATGATCCCTGTGCAGGCGGTCGCGCTGATAAGGTAGGTCTTCTCTCCAGCCATTTTGTACCGGTGGCTGTCCGGATAGAAGTCAATCTCAACATCTCCGTTGTAGAGGACTTCCGTTCTTTTGTTGGCGATTTTTGACATGATTATTCCAGTGATACTTTCACTCGCGATTTCGCTTTGGAAAGTTTTTCTTTTAAAGCATCTTTTTTATCGGCCACTTTGTCTTCCTTGATCGGAGCGAGATCTTCATCCAAAACCTTTTCGATCTCGTCTGCAAAAACATTTTCCTTTTTCGCCGATTTCTTCTCCGGAGCTTTCTTCGTCTCCTCTTTTTTCTCTCCAGTCTCAATCGGAGCCAGAGAATTTTTAACGCCGCGTTTCACTTCTTCGCTCCTGCTCCATGAATATTTTTCAGTTCCTTGGCAGGCATTGATAATCTTCGCGAAGTCCGGTTCAACGACAGAGCCGAGCTGTCCGGTGCGATCCTTGGCGACATACCGATCGTTTTTCTCTTCCACCCGGATGATGCGTTTGGTGATTCCATCGGACTCAACGACTTCCATGTATCCGACGATGTCCACCATGTCCACGATGTCGGCCGAGAGTTTGGTTTCCACCTTTGGGCGCTTCACAAGAACGCCGTCATTATCTTTTTCTTCAACGTGAGCGATGATGAGGACGTGCTTCCCGCAGTCGCGGAGAACTTTGAGATAGTCCTTCAAGTCCTGTTTCATTTTCCCCCATCCCGCCATCGTCGGGCTTCCGTCTCGCTGGACGAGTTTCGGATCATTGGATGCGATGATTGCTCCTTTGAGCTTGCTCATCATTTCATCGAGGGGATCAATGATAACGGTTTCGTAATCTCCCCCTTTTACAAACTCAAGAAATTCTTTTGCATCCGCCCAGTTTTCTATTTTTGCGATGTCCATCTTGATGCCGCGAAGTCCGAGATATTTTGTCCCGTTCTCGCAGTCGGCGAGTATGGGTTTTGGAGCAGTGGCTCCGAACGTGGTTTTTCCGACGCCTCCGTTTCCCGCGAGCAACATCACGATTGCCGGGCGAAGCGAGGGGTCAAGAGTGTTTACTATTTTCATTTTTAAATTTATTGCCTGAACCGCTATTGTTCGTCTCCTTGCGGATTGCACCGGCTTGTCAGGGGTGCAACGAACAAGAACGGTTCAGGGAAGACAAGCCTTAATAAGTTGTGGTCAAGTACGACAAGTATTGACCGGCGAAATACGATACGTAGAGAATCAAAAAAATGATAAAAGTATTATTCCATATTTTCTCTTCTCTCTTTGACCGGATTCTCATTTTGAGTTCCGGATAAAGTTCCGATTTGATGACTTCGTTGTATGGGTTTATCATCGTCATAGCACCGGCAATGATCATCGTCACAATCAGTGCCAAAACATAATCTCGTCATGATGGTGCTTTTTTTTGGTTATTAAATTTTCGACCAAGCGCAATTTCGCGCTCCGTACTGAACCTCTGGGTCGTACAAAGGTTCAGTACGCAACAAAAAACTCCGCAAATAATGCGGAGTCTCTAAAAAACTTTTTAATTTTTGCTTATTTTATAAACGATACCATCTTCGCCACATGCTCCACGAGCGCCGACGTATACCCCATTTCATTATCATACCATGCGCATACCTTTACCAGATTTCCGTCAACGACTTTCGTGAGTCCGAGGTCAACGATGGAAGCGATGCGCTGTCCGATGATATCGGAAGAAACAAGCTGGTCTTCGGTTACGGCGAATACTTTGTTCCACCGTTCGCTCTTTGCCGCTTCTTTCAAAATGGAATTTATTTCCGCCACCGTCGTGTTTCTTTTTGCGAGGAAAGTTACGTCCGACATGGAACCGGTGATAACGGGAATGCGGAAAGCGAGACCGTCAAATTTTCCTTTGAGGTCGGTGATGACTTCGGTAACGGCAATCGCGGCGCCTGTCGTAGAGGGAACGATATTCTGCGCACCGGCGCGTCCTCGGCGAAAATCTTTCGCATCGGGAGAATCAACGAGTTTTTGTGTTCCAGTATAGGCGTGGATGGTTGAAAGCATCGCTTTTTCAATGCCGATTGTTTCGTGGAGAATTTGAATGACGGGGCTAACGGAATTCGTCGTACAGGAAGCATTGGACGATATCTGACAATTTGCAAATTTGTCTTCATTGATGCCGGCGAGAATGGAAGCGCCGACAATTCCTTCCGGCGGAGTTCCTTTTACGGGAGAAGTGACCACTACTCGTTTTGCGCCGGCATCAAGATGGAATTTCGCTTTTTCATAAGATTCAAAAAATCCCGTTGCCTCAATAACCAATCCGATACCGAGTTCTCCCCACGGCAACTTCGCCGGGTCTTTTTCACTGAACACCTGAATTTCTTTTCCGTTCACAATAAGATATTTCTTTCCGTCGGACTCTTTTATTTCTATTGTAAAAGCGCTTCTTCCGTAAGCCGTATCATACTTCATCAGATAAGCGATATTGACGATGTCGCCAAGATCATTTACCGCGACGATATCAAACTCCGGTCGTTCCAAGGCAAGATTGATAAATGCCCGACCGATGCGCCCCATGCCGTTAATAGCGATTTTTGTTGCCATAAAAATACAAAAAATTATTGAATAATGCGTGTTCTTATTATACCAAAAACCGGTTTAAAAGCGAAAAACAAAAGTGGATACTCCAATCCACGATTTCCTTCTTCCTCTCCTTCAATTTTCCCTTTTTTTATTTTTTTTATTTTTTTGCATACGGTAAAACTTCGCATATGCGAAGTTTTACCGTATGCAAAAAAGAGCGATATTGGAGATGAAAAAGATTACTGCAATTCAAAATGCTTTTTGAGATTTTTGTC